CCTTTGCCAACACTGTTTCTTTATGATTACTTAATTCATCAGGTGCAATACCTGTCCAACATGTAAAATGTTTTCTTTGAATAATCTTATAATTATCCTCAAAGAAGATTTGTAAAACATTAAATCCTAAATTAAAAGCGTGATTAGCAATCTTTGTTGTTAATGTTGATTTACCAACACCTGTGGGTGCTAATATAACACCAATTTCTCCTTTTGCCAAACCACCTTTCAAAAGATTGTCAATACCCGGTATTCCCATTGGGATTGGATGTCTGTAATCATCCGCTAATACCTCATCTAAGTCTTGAAACACATCCCCTGTTCCTCTATCCACGTTTCCAACCTGTAAAGCTTCTCTAACCATTTCTTCCAAAGTGTCGTAGTTTTCAAACTCACCGTGGTCAATAATTTTTTTAGCTTTATCCATAACCTTTTGAAGTTCTTGTTGTTTACAAAACTTCAAAGCCTTTTCCTGAACAAACTGAGTACCCTCTTCGGTAACATTTTGTATATCAGAAATAGTGTCAAGAGTTATCTTTAATAATAACTCCTGACTAATTTCACTTTTAGCTTTTTGTTGAATTGTCTCAAAACTAGGACTGTGTTCAAACTTTGAATAGTATTCTTTAACCATTTGAACAAATAATCGGAAGTATTTGTTTTCAAAATAGTTAGGTTCAATCACCTCAATAATTGAGTGTGAAAAGTCCTTATCAACTATCATTTGGTTAAGAAGTTGTAATTGGAAGGTCTCTCCCAAATAATCAAAATTTTTGTCAGCCATATTATGTTTGTTTTTTCAATAAATATCAACGAGCTAGCTGATAACCCATGTATTCGTGTGTTAAATTTCTAGATGACAACACGTCAGTAAGACCAAAAAGGATACCTTTTAGGAACGGGCGTATGTCTACGGTGTATCTCACCTTCGGTGGATAAAGTTTAGCATCAAATGAATAATGACACATTGTCGTATCACCATTTTTGATATAGATGTTAAACGACTCAGGCCCATCAGTAAATGATGTGTTCAACACCTCAGGGTCTTCACTAATCTGATATTGATTATCCAACATGTAGTTTACAGTTTTCATCTTGAAATTTTCTTTCAAATCTGAAATGAAACCATCCATCAAATCAATCAACTCAGCTGAGTTTTGAGCCTTTGGGTTATACCCTTTAACGTTAAAAAAACGTTGTACGATAAAATTGTTATTTACCGTCATCAAGAATTCCAGTTTGGTAATGTCTTGTTCTTTCATAATTTATTTTATTTTTTGTTTGTTTTTGTTTTTTCTTTTCTTGTTAACTTCATAAATGGTTGGATGAAGTATGTCCAAGCATCATCACCTTTTGGTAGGTATTTGAACAACCCGTCTTCAACCATATACTTAATTAAGTTCTTGTAACTTCTACCTTCGATATCCAATTTTTCAGTAACGATTGACTGTATTTCTTCTTTGTCTTCATCCCTCAATAAAGGATTAGATAAGTCCACAATCTGTTCATTAACTTGGAAAAATTCTTGTTCAAAGATGCCTGATTTTGTTTTACCTGTTAAAAGATTCTTTAGAGTTTGATTGTCTTTTTGTTCTTTTAACAAATCTTCAGCTCTTGTTAAAATATCGTTATAAGAAACTTCTTTTTCAAGTATCTCAGGGAAAAATTTAACTAAAGTTTTTTCACCCAAAAGATAGATACCTTCAATATTATCTGACTTATCACCAGTTAATATCTTTAAAGTTTTTACGTTATAGTGTGGGAACTCAAAATTATCAAATTTAATCTTATCCCCGTGTTTAAACGTAGCTTTAACTGATGGTGAGTATATGGATACATTTTCAGAAATAAGTTGTGTTAAATCTCTGTCTGACGAAAAAATTAATTTGTCTTCATTTTCAGATACTTGACAATAATAAGCAATTAAATCATCGGCCTCTCTACCACTAATCTCTAATTGTCTTATATAGACCTCTTCCAAATATTGTTTGATACGATTTTTTTGTTTTAGATAGGACATAAAGATAGCGTCCTACTACCTTGTCAAAGTTATGCTCACTGATAAACTTACGAAGTGTATTCATAAAATGATACAAAGCTCCGATATGTTCTCCATTGTGGAAGTAATCCTTCACACCATGAAATCCAATCTTCATCAGATTATTTCCGTCAACAAGTAGTGTTTTTTTCACGAACTAAAATTAAAATTGTTCGTTTTCGTTTGCAAAAGTTTCTTCAGTCTCATCAAGGATTAACTCCCCTGTCCCTGAAAGAATTGCGTTCCAATATTGTGAATACTCTTTTTTATATTTTTCAAGAGCATCTTTATCGTCAGCAATATATCCTTGTGGTGTTGCAATAATCTTACCATCTTTATATCCTAATCCATTGATATGATTCTTTAAAACAGAAATTTTTGTTCTGATAGCATAAGATACTGTTCTACCATTTTTAGTTGCCGTAATGTGATTAATACCAGCATTTTTCTGATTACCAAACAAGAATACAAGAGCCGATGCCAACCAAAGAGCCTCACCACCTTTTGCCTTAATTGTTGGTTGTCCAAATGGATTGTCAGGTAATTCAACCCACGGTTGATTAACTACCACTAGTGTATTTGTATATGGATAGTCTTCTTTACGAGATTTGGTAATACGAGCTTGGATACCCATACCAATCTTATCTGCTAATACAGATGCGTTATGTTGTTTACCACCTTTGCCATCAAAGGTCATCTTACAAGGAACTGAACCAACAGAATCCCAAAGGAAACAAAGAGAATAAGGAATATTACCTTTTTCTTGTTCGTCTAATAATTCGTTGATGTAGTCTGTAACCTGTTCGATGTAATCAAAATTATCATTAAAAATAAATTGTCCGTCCCACTCACCGTCAACCATCTCAGCCTTAAGACCAAGTTCTACTGCGTGGTTCCAACTCCATTTTTTCTCGGTGATAATGAAAACAGGCAAATGCCCCTTCTGCTGAGTAGACACAGCGGCTTTGACAAGCGCGGTCGTTTTTGAAGAGTTCGAGTGACCCAAGAACATGTTGATGTTACCCAAAGCAGGGCCAGGTAAACCGCAACTATTATGGAAAGCTTCACCGACTTCATAAAAGTCTGTTTCTTTATATTTTGTCTTGGTTGAATATTTGTCTTTGATTGCATCTAACGAAAATTCTTTTTTCTTTATTGCCATAAATGTCTATGCGTTTAAATTGTTTGTTGTTTAAAAATAGCAAAGGTTGGACACTTTGTGTATATTAGTGTCCAACCTTTTATAAATTAGAATGGTAAATCACCATCCGGCTCAGCCTCAGCCTGTGGGTCAACATATGAACCACCGATAGTACCTTCATCAGATGAACTATCACCGTAAACATATTTACCTAAATCAGATGACCATCTTGGAGTTTCTCCACGAGCAATTGCCTCCAAGTACTCAACAGGTTTTTTAGAGTAAACATCTGCCCAAGTAAGTGGGTCTTCAATCCATGACTTAGCCGTTTCAGCATCTGTGTGAACAGGTGATGGGTCGTCATGCATAACTGTTTGAATAACTGTATAAGTTGCCCCTTTTGGAGTCTTAGCCTTTGTTAACTCAATGATAAGGTCACGTCCATTAACAGGGTCAGTGATATCACCTTTAGCTTTCCAAATCGGAATAATTTTGTCAAGGATACCTTCGTTCTTGTAATTGTGTTTAAAACGCCAGAACTTAACTCCGTCCGCTTCATTATCACGGTCAATTACTTTAACGATGTAAAATTTACGAGGTTTGTAAGACTTTGCGAGTTCTTTATCAGACTCTTTACCTGTTGACATTAATTCATCATGAATTTCAGTCAAAGGTGAACGCTCGTTGTCGTTCTTTCCTGGGTCATAGATTTTATTCCATTTACCCTCAACTTGTACTTCGTGATACCATACTTCTTTGAAAGGTGATGACCCATCAGGTGTAGGTAGAATACGAAGACGTTTCTGTCCTGAGTTCTCATTTTGCGTTAAAATTGCTGCAAAATATTTTTTCATTCTGTCTTCTTGAGACATTTTGTTTGCAGAGTTACCTCCACTTTTCGCTTTTTCGTACTGAGCGAGTACAGCATCTAAGGAATTTGTCGCCATTTTGTGTATATAATTTATTAGTTAATATTCAAGTATAAGTGTGTCAGCCGTGATAATCAAATTTGAAATTTAGAATTTCAAAGGTTTGTATTGTGTTTCTTCTCCGTAATCGTTAAAAGTTGTTTTAATTTCTGAAGGAGTGAAATCTTCAACTTCATCAGTTGTTAAAATATATTCATTTTTTCCTGATTTTTCAATATCTTCTTGTTTGTCAACAAAAAAATCAGTTAATTTTTGATTAAATGGCCCTGAGTCTAAACTTCTTAATTCAAGTTTTTCTTGTGGAGTTTTTTCTCTGTATTTTTCAATCTTAGCCTCGATATCATTTAATTTAGTAAAAATATTTTCCATATTACTTAACTTACTTTCTAAATCAGTTAATTGATTAAATAAGTTATTAAAATATTCTTCTTGTTTTGTTTCAATATTTTGTTGTGATTTTACTAAATCAGTAATTTCTAATTCTTCAGTTTCAGAAGATTCCCCTTCATCACCTACTTTTTCAACATCAGGGTCATTTGCAACATCAATAGGTTGAGCATCCGCCGGTGGAGGTGTCACTCCCGCTTCAGGTGCCGGTGGTAAAGCTCCAGCGTCAGGTGCTGCAGGTGCCGCCAATGGGTCTTCACCAGGTACAGGTGGTAATCCCGCTTCTTGTTCGGTGATATAATTATTAATCTTATTATATCTTTTTAATTCTTCCAAAATTGTTTCTGAAATTCCCATTTTAACCATTTAATAATTGTTTGATACCTTGAGTTGTTTCTACGTTTATTTTTTTATTAGTATTAAGAGTATTATTAACTCTCTCAATTAAACCATCTTTCATTCTGATTGTATAACAATCACCAGTATCTAAATCACACACCTCTTTAAAACCATTTCCTTTGTCAGTTTCAGTAATTCTTGTACTCTTACCTAAGTATCTGTCTAAAATTTGTTTAGTGTTCATAATATTATTTTATTATAAATATTCGTCAATAATGAAATTACTCACTAATAGGAATAATACTTTGGTAAATATCAAATCCTTTTTTAATTTTACTTAACAGTTTTTGATAATTTTCGTTATTGGTTTGTATATAGTCATTAAAAATTGTTGGAGTATTAACTACTTTATTATAAGGGAAATATTCTATCCAAAATTTTGAAAATTCATTTGCAAACGTATCTTTGTTTATTATATCATTTACGTTATTATTAATGTAATCAGGGTATGCCGCAATCATAAAATCATATAAACTGTTTTCTCTTTCAAAGACTGCATATGTTTGTGTATATTGGCTGGTGTTAGTTAAACACATGAAATTTGAAGTAATATAGTTTTTAAGTTCACCATGGTAATCGTAATCTAATGTTACTCCCGCGATATTATTACCAAAAAACTGCAAACGATTTGTTGTTTCATTTATAGATAATCCTGATTCAATCCAACAACTAATAAAAATACAAAGTCGAACTTTATCAGTTGTAGGCAATACTTTAATTGCCGAAACAATAACATCAACACCTTCATTTTTAGTAAGCCCTGTGTATTTTGTATAATTAGAGTAAGCTTCATCTTTATTACAATTTGGGGTATAAATGTACTACCTAAATTAGTTAATAATTGTTTTTTAATTGTTTGGAAAAGTGTATCCACTTTTGGTAATGTAGCAACCGCCTGTCTTGTACCCGTAAATGATGTTGTAAAATCATCTAATCCTATACTATGGTTCACTTCAGTAATAAAATAAGACCCTGCAAATAATGGTATATTTCTTAAAACAAAATACATTGATGGTTGAATCATTACGTTACCCATTGATTCAACAGACGCAGCGTAACTTCTAGTTTTATAAATGTTATATAAACTAACACTTTGTGTTGATGTTTGAATTCCAGCACTTGAGTTAGCTAAATTATACTCAGCCATTAAGGATTCACTTGTTGCCTTACCTAAATCCTGACTTACATTTATTTTTTTGAAAACTCCTTGATTTTGTAATTCAAAGTCAACCGCAAAACCAACTATTCTATTTTCTAAAGAAAAGTTTCTTTTTTGAGACGCATCAACCCCAACAGAATTTTCAGCACATATTGTAATATCTAAACCATCATCTTTATATCCATTAAGTTTGGATTTGTTATCCGTTTGTTGTGAAGGTTTATCAACAAATATATTTAACATTTTTGGTTTTGAGCTTTGATAATCAACAGTATCAAATGTTCCAAATAAATTGTTCGCAAATTCATTTGGTTCAGTATTTTTTGAAGTATCATCCTGTCCAGTTGGAGTTTGTCTTCCATAAAAATTAATGTATGATGGCATTAAAAAACTAACAAAATTATGGTCTTTTATTATTGAACCGACAACTGTAAAAACGTTTGATTTAAGATTTGCACCTTTTAAATACGAATTAACTTTTGTAATATCAACAAATATAT